AATGAACGCCGACACCGCCTGAATCAGATCATCGTTGAACAGCTCTTTGCCTTTGCCAAGCGCCCGGATCATGCCCAACTGTTTCGTTGACGGCGAACCACCCGGATCCTTGATCTGTGGCTTGCCACCAGCGGGATGATTGTCAATCGATGGTTGCACTTCTTCCCCACCGAACATGTCGATCACTGCTGCGACAGCCTCTGTCGTGGATGCGAACGCTGGTTCTGGTGCGGATGCGAACTCTTTCAAGTCAGCAAACGATGACCGTAGCTTCGGCATGTCCGACTCATGCAGGTCGTCCAGTGACACGCCAGCGTTATCGGCAACCTGCTCGGGATCCAAGCCTGCGTCAGCGCAAGCCTTCTTGAACCTAGCGATGTTGTCTGCCGACACCTTCGGGTTCGCATCACGGACAGGGGCAGGCTTCGATGGTGACGACGGCGCGACATCCTCCCACTCCTGCTTGGTCCACAGTGACAGGCACACACCGAAACGCATCGCAGCGTTACGAATAAAGTCCGACACCAACTCCTTCAACAAGTCTGGTTTGTTGTGCATGACCGAGCCGATACCGAGGCGGCGCACACCACACAACGTCAACCAGCCAGCCATGTGTGCCATGCCGTTCTCCACCCGATACGCGGGCAAACCATCTTCGGTGTAGCCGCATGGCTCCCATGTCCACTCTGGGTCAATCTCGATCAGCATCTTTGTGACATCTGCGTGGCCCACAAAGTCCAGTTGGATGCCACCCTTTGGCAGCTTGCCAACGATTGACTTGTCCGGGACACCGTACTTTTGGATTACTTCTGACAGTTCCATTACTTCGCCTCCTTAGCGATGATCCGCATAGTGCGGAAGGTTGTTTCTTTCTTAAACTTGGCAGCCAAAGCGGGATGCTCGGCTTCAAACCGTTTCGTGTCGAACGAGGTTCGCTTACTGTTCTTCCAAGACACTACGGTGGTTCCGTCAATGGAACCGTATTCGCAGTCCTGCAACATCATGGCAAGCTCACCTTTGATCTGGTCCTCGATTGCTTCCGCCTGCCGTTTCTGTTCCCGAGCCAGAGACAGCCGCTCCAGAGAGTCCATGACGCTGTGATCCAACACAACGGTGTTCTCGTAACCCTCGGGGTACATGGCGATGGCATTGTCATAAGTGGGGTCAGCTCCTTCAGGCATCATCCCAACATCTATGAATCCGAGGAACTCTCTTACCTTGTCAATATGACATTGACGTTCATCGGAGGTAACGGTCTGTGTGTGGAAATGCAGTTGGAGGTCCGAGTCAAAAACGATCCAGTGAATAGCATCGACATCACAACAGATCGCCTGCTGTACGCCCTGCCAATACCAATAGCGGGGCAGTTGGCCTTGCCATCTCTTGTTGTAGGTCTTGAGTTCGTAGATCTTCGATCCGTCTGACCCGTCAATCGTTGACAGCAAACGCACACCATCTTCCTCGTAGCAATACAACTCAGATGGTTCCGCAATGTCCACCCCGAGGATCTCGGACGCCCACTTCAGCAGCGGTCCTTCAAGGATGGTGCCGCGACGCATCGCATCGTTCTGTTCCTTGGGTTCCGGTGGGTTTGGGGCAAGCAGCTCGACTGCTAGATCAGCCATGCTGGTGTACTTGTGCTCACCATGCACTGCTGCCGCAACCGAAGCGGTGATGCGCTTCTGGCCTTTCTCGTTTTCCCATCTGACGTTCAACCATTCTTGGCTGCCGTGCGTGGGCTTAGGGATTGTGTAGTGGTTCCGCATTGATGTCTCCTTTCGACGCGGTAATTGAACACTATCGGTGTAACAGGGTTACTTCAAGTCACCTTCTTCAAACGATGGTTGCACTAGGACTATTGTTCTTTTAACCATGCCAACCGGGATATGCACAGGCATACCAACGGTTTCCATGTCTTCAACCTCGTCCGGGAAATAGCTGTTCACCAAAGTGACGTAGCCTTCCAAACATTCGGGCCACAACCAGCCGACAGTGCAAACCATCGCGGGTTTAGTTTCGTACTCTTTGATGTCAGTCCAGCCGTTAGGCCCGTCGAACGCGTCCTTCCACAAGACCGCGACAAGGGACCAAGGGCAGGCGCTCATACCAACCAAACATTGTATTCCGCTGTCACCCGGCCCTTTACAGGGTCCACAAAATGCAGGCGCTGGGACGGGGTGGATGTGGCTGCGATGAACTCGCGGGCGTACTCGTTGTGCGACTCGGGGGATCCAGTCACAAACACGCGTCCACCGTTCGCCATCGTCAACGCCATCGGCGTGTGGAAGTGACCCATGTACACGTCCAAGAACTGTTCGACTACACCGGTGGACCACGCGTTAGCTTTCCGCAGGATACCGAACGCTGGGGTGTTGCCACCGAACGACTTGATCTCGTCACCGTGAACCAGCAAAGCCTTGTAGTTGCCGATGGTAACGATCTGATACCAGTCATCCGACTGTTGCCATGTCACGTTCTTGAGATGTTTGGTGCGATCCTCGGTGATGCGGTACGCCATGCGGTCAATGTTGTCGCCGTATGGCATGTCACCTTTACGTCCGATGCGACCGTGGTTGCCGAACTCGCACACCACCTGCACCTTCTCGAAGAACTGTGAGAACGAGGCGACCATTGATTCCATGACGCGCACAGTTTCAAACAGCTGTTCGAACAGGTGGGCTTCCACTTCGTACGCTTGCCCCGGGAAAATCCCGATGCCTTCAACCATGTCGCCACCAAACATCAACGTCGCCTGCTTTACCGGGTGGTGTGCCCGCTGGATTGTCGTGAGTTCCATCACCTTCTCGGTGAACAGATCTATACGCTTACCCAACGTCTCAATCCCGTAGGACACGGTGCGCTTCCCCAGCTGCCAGTCTGTCGCGTGAATCAACGCGACCTCTGGCTTGGTTGAACGTGTGTCCTTCTTCGGGGTCACCACCTTCGGGCGGTCCGATGCTCTAGCGGCATCTAGCGTGGCACGATAAACCGCGTCAACAAGATCAGCGGATTTACGTTTCGCTTTCGCCTCTGCCTGCTGTGCCCGCTTTAACGCGGCGCGTAACTCGGCCACCTCATCATGCTGGTTTGCTTCGTCACGCAACGACACGGATGATCTCCCCTCGACGGTACTGGCCGATAGCAGACGCAGAAATGTTGTGGCCTCGACGCTTCAACGCGCGACTCAAAGCCGCCGTAGGGATACTCATATCATCCAACGCTTCGATCAACTCTTTGCGTTCCTCTGCTGTCATTTGTTGTGCGGCCAGAATCAGCAAAGGTGTCCGACCAGATAACCGTTGGTCAGCTTTTGCTTCCTCTAGCAGACTTGCTTTTTGCTTGCTCATGTTTGGCTCCCTCCACAATGCTTTCGATCTTGTGAACTATTTCCCAGAGCGCATCCGCTTCAGAGCGACCCACTTGGGCCTTCCTGAGTGCGCGGGCTACGAACTCTAATTCAACGGTAGTAAGTCCCCTTGGCATTTGCAAGCACCTTCCTATTTTTGGTGGTGCGACTCTATGTGCTCGGTAAGCCTTTCGTCAACTCGATCCAGTTTCTGTTCGTTTCGTTGCACTGCACGATGAACCAGCTTCAACATGCCGGTAACAACTTCATGGTCACGGGCATTCTCTTTGCGAAAACGTTGCAGCAGGGAGACGATTACTGCGCCAACAGTGGACACGGCGGCAGCGACAACCATCGCCCAGCCCGCATCCACCTCACAGATCCCTTCCGCAACACGAACACACCGACTTCGTTTCTGTACCCTGTACAGATTTTGATTCTTTCCAAACTTTTACTCGTTCCGGAATGTTGTCCCCGGCGACGTAGCGCAAATGCCACGGCTCGGACTGCAACTCCCAAGAGAAACCGAACGACTGCGCGTTCTTCAACAGCCACTCAAGACGCTTACCCGATGCGTTCGCAATATCGACAGCGATACCAAGGTTGTGGTTGCTGGTGCCGGGGACAGCGAGCGGAGCCATACGCGGCTTCAAATACCATGCTTTGCCCTTGTAGATGCGAGGCTTCTGCTTCAACATCTTCCTCGTTGGCTTCGTCGTGTACCGCTGGAAGAACCCATACTCCTGCATCTCTACCGAACGGTAGGTGTCGGCCGTCGAAGTGGGAGATAGGTCGATGCCTTCAGCGTTAGCGGCCTCATCCATCGCCTCATATGCGTCAGCCGCACAGTGATGCAACTTGCCTTTCTCAATGTTCTTGAGCAGTTCGGCGGGCAACTGCCCAGCCTTCACACCCTTGAGGTGCGAGCAGAGTTGTACTTTGACAATCGGGAATGGCTTTGCCATTACGCCTGCTTGCCGAAAGCCTCAGCGATTTCTTCCTTGGTCAACACACCATCGCTTGCCCATGCGCGAAGCAACGCCT